AATGGGAATTCCTGTCATTCCATTCGTTCCATCACGAGGTAAAGATAAACACTCACGGGTCAACGCCTGTGCTCCTGTTTTTGAAGGGGGTCAGATTTATTATCCAGAGGGAGAAAAGTATGCTGATGAAGTTATTGAAGAATGTGCAGCTTTTCCTCATGGAGCCAATGACGACTATGTAGATAGCACCACACAAGCTGTGCTAAGATACCGACAAGGTAACTTCATAGAAATGCTTAGTGACTATGAGGAGGAAAGATATAACGTTCCAAAGGAGTTTAAATATTATGGATAAAGATAAAATTAGAAAATTATATGAATACGCACAAAAAAATAAAGGTGAAGACAGAGTAACAAAAGCTGATCTCGAAGATGCTAAAAAAGCTCTTGGCTTCAAAGATGCGGTGCCTGAAATAGGAGATTACATGTCAGGTGGCGGTGAAGTTGAAGTTGGTAAAGGTAAAGATTATATAAAAGATCTTATTGACTAATGGCTGGATTAGCAGATTTACAGAAAACAGAGATCATTGAGGATGAACCTACATCTTCTGTTCCAAGACAAGAGTCAGATCTTGAACCATATGATCCGTCTGCTGCACGAGGTCTAGCTGGTATCGCGATCGCTGGTGCGGGAGCCTTTGCCCTTAGAAACCCTATCGGAAGAATCATACAAAGAATTGCAAATCTTAAAACTCCAAAGCCTCCAGCTTCACGACCCACGCAACCAGTCAGTGAGGTTGATGAAGTATTAGAGATAGCACCTACGAAAGTAGAAAGAGGTAAAGCAATGACGATTGCTCAGAATACTCCTCAAGATGAATTAAGACAAATAGCAATCGCAAGATCAAATGAATTAAAAAAAATTGCATACAATGCTCCACTCTCACGGGGTGGTAAAACAAATAGAATAGGTTCTTCACTTTGGGATTATATTGCAAGACACCCTGTTGCGGGTGCAAGAAAACCAGAAGAGTGGATTAAAGATTTTAAATCTACAGGCCCCGCTTCTTTCAAAACAGGTAATCCAGAATTCAAAAACATCTCACAAGCTGTGAAGAAAGAAGAACTATGGGACTCAAACATAGCTCAGTTTAACAAGAACGGAGACTTAGTCGGTGGCTTTCTAAAAGTTGCCCAAGAGAAAAAGATTCCGTTAACTAAAATGGACTTATTATATATTGTTGAAAAATCTCCAGTTAATAATCTTGTAACTAGAAAATATAGATTCGATACAAGATTAGTTGATGAAAGTGAAGAGATTGGTAAGGATATGATAAATGCCTTAGATGATATTGAACTCAAAGCAATTGCTAAAGTGCCTGCAGGAAGTGAGAGTGCAGCTCGTGCAGAAAGTTTGATTCAAGATATTAAAACTCTCAAGGATTCAGTAAACAAGACTACCGCAAAAATGTACAGAACATTTAGAAGTGCCGACAATGAGTACTCCGATTTCAGCACATCTCCTTTTGGTAACGACATAGGAAACTTTGAATCTATTGTGCAAAGAGCAAGAGGCTTAGATATTGGAATAAACAATAATGATGTAAATAGAATTTTAGAGGTTGCGAAACGAAAGGATACAGACATATTTAGAAGAATACAATTACAGGATACACAGAAGATGACGCCTAAATATGGAAACTACTCTGAATACAGAATCAAAGGTGGTGATGAATATTTTGAAAATTTAGTTTACTATCCTAAACCATTACCAATGGGACAAAAGATAGGATCAGAATATAACAAACACTATTCTGGAATACCAAATCAAATTTATCACGTCAGAGGAAGTGTAAGATCAGGTGGTGACATGCCAAATCAAAAAGTGATGATGATTGATGAGATACAATCTGACTATGCACAAGAATTAAGAAAAATTAATCCGACTAGAGATAAAGTTGTAAACGCTTTTGGAGCAGAAGTAGAATTTTTTTCTTCTAATAGAAAACTTGAAAAAATTGTAAATGAGATGAAAGAAATATCAAATAAAGGAATCAGAGCAACTCCTGCAGAACAAAGAAGGTTTGTTGAATTAAATAGAAATTTCAAAGAGCTCAAAACTAACTCACTCAACCTATCTAATATTACGAATAGAGAAGCAAAAGATGGTATACCTTTCCTACCTCTATATGGAAAAGAGAACTGGGGTAGCCATGCACTTAAGAATACAATCAAAGATGCAGTTGATAGAGGTAACGTTCAATGGGTTGGTATAAGTCCTGTGGAACATTTACACCATGTCAAAAGAGATAAGTATCTAGGGGACATAGAATTCTATGGCACTAGATTTGGTAAAGCAGGTTTCAATAATTACAAAGTTACATCTAAAGCAAAAAACCAAACAGTTTTGACTGACCCAAAAAAGAAAGCTACGCTGCCATCTGAAATGGAGAAACTTGCAAGACAATATAATTCAGAAGTAAAAACAATACCTGTAGCAAAATCAGATCCTAGCAAACCATTCAAAGTAGTGGTGGAGGTTCCTAATAAAACAAAAGCATACAAAATCAACAAAGACCAAGCTGGAACTCAACATATTGGTGCGTTCAAGACAGAAGCGGAAGCTGTAGTATATGCACAAAGAAATAGTGGTTCTGTAATGAGAATCGAGGATGGAGATCCAAGATTATATTATGATGTTTTTGCTATCAAGATATCTCCAGATATGGTCAACAAACCTTTCAAAGCATATCAGACTGGTGGACTAGTCGTAAATATATTTGCATGATAAGATAATCCTGTTATAACAATAGGAGATATATATCATGGCAAGTAAAAAACTTAAAAAAGCCCTGATGGCTGGAGTTGTAGGTGCCCTAGGTGCTAGAGCTCTAAGTCAAGCTGGAGAGATGAAAGAATTCTTGAAGACTGAGGGTGGCGATAAAGCCAAAGTAAACTACATCACAAAAAAAGCAAAACCAAAAACTTTTATGAGCAAAGTTAAAAAAGCTGTAAATGTGTACAAAGAAAAAGGTTTGAACACAGGTCCAGGAATAAATGCTACGTCTAAAAAAGGTGGAACATTAGCTGGAGACTATAAAGGAGCTTTTGATTATTTTGATATGAATACAGGTGGCTCTGCTACCAAAATGGTAAAAGCAAGAGGTGGAAAATTAGTTAATTTGAAACCAACAAAAATGTCATAAAAATGGCTGAAGTAGAAAAACAAAATGAACTTCCTGAAGAGGTTGAGACAGAAGAGGTTGATGTTGAAGTAGAGGGTACAGAAGAATCAGTTCCTGAAGAGGAATTACCCGAAGAAGACTTTTTCAGAAACTTGGCTGAGGACATGGATGAACGTGTGCTTGGTCGTATGTCTGCTCAACTGATTCAGGATTACAAAAAAGATAAAGTTTCAAGATCAGATTGGGAACAAGCTTACACTCAAGGTTTAGATTTATTAGGATTTAAATATGTAAACGCTACTAGACCTTTCCAAGGTGCAAGTGGTGTAACGCATCCTCTCTTATCAGAAGCGGTTACACAATTTCAAGCACAAGCTTACAAAGAATTATTACCAAGTGATGGTCCTGTAAGAACATCTATTATTGGTGCACAGACATCAGAAGTTGAAGATCAAGCTACTCGTGTAAAAGATTTCATGAATTACATGCTTATGGAAGAAATGGAAGAATACACACCAGACACAGATCAATTATTGTTTTATTTACCACTCGCTGGATCTGCATTCAAAAAAATTTATTTCGATGAGATTAAACAAAGAGCTGTTGCTAAATTTGTTCCTGCAGAAGATTTGATTGTTCCATACTACGCAACTGATTTAAAAGATTGTGAGAGAATCACACACCTAGTTAAGATGTCAGAGAATGATGTTCTTAAGCAACAGAAAGCAGGATTCTATAGAGATGTCGAATTAATGGCCAAGCAGCCTGAGAAGAGTCCAATACAAGATAAATTAAATGAGCTTGAAGGTGTAAAACCTGCTGGAGAAAAAGAATACCAATATAATATTTTAGAAATGCACGTTGATTGCAACCTGGAAGAATTCGAAGTAGAAAATCCTGAGAAAAAAGTAAAACTTCCGTATATTATTACAATTGATGAAGGTTCAGGTAAGATTTTATCTATCTATAGAAACTACAATGCAGATGATGATACGTCAGCTAGGAGAGAATACTTTGTTCATTACAAGTTTTTACCTGGTTTAGGCTTCTATGGATTTGGTTTAATACATATGATCGGTGGATTATCAAGATCTGCAACACAAGCGTTAAGACAATTGCTTGATGCAGGTACTTTAGCGAACCTTCCTGCAGGATTTAAGTCGAGAGGAATAAGAATTCGTGACGATGACCAGCCTTTTCAACCTGGAGAGTTCAGAGATGTTGATGCACCCGGTGGAAATATCAAAGATCAGTTCCAAATTTTGCCTTTTAAAGAGCCAAGTGCAACTTTATTTCAACTTTTAGGCTTTGTAGTACAGGCAGGACAACGTTTTGCGGCCATTGCAGACATGCAATTAGGTGAAGATGCTCAAAATAGAGCTGTTGGAACCACAATTGCCCTTCTAGAGCGTGGTTCAAGGGTCATGAGTGCGATTCATAAGCGTTGTTACTATGCAATGAGACAAGAATTTAGACTTTTAGCAAAAGTTTTTGC